TAACGATCTGCCCTATCCCACCGCCAATAGCGGTAACACCTTTGCCTATCAAAAGCGCGGAAACAATACTGCCTATGCCGCCGCCGGAAAACACGCCCGACGCGGATGAAAACAGGGCGCGCAGCATATCCGGTATCTTCTCTTTCAGACCTTCCAAGCCTTTCATAAAGCCCGAAAAGAACGCAGACCCGGCTTCAAGCCCCGCTCTCGCTACGCCTGTAAGTTCCACACCCATACCGCTTGAGAAGTCCTGCCCGGTAATGACAGTCATAGCCCCGAATAGCAGCCCCTTGAGCGTTTCACCAATGGTGTTCCCGATCTGCGACGCAAAGCTGACGACCTTCTCCTGCCCGCCGCCACTCCACCATTCTCCAAACGGCTCAGCAATCAATTTATTCCATGACAACGCGAGCTTGCCGAACAGGTCAGCGTTTTGGAATTCTGACGAACTGAACAGCCCGGAAACCCTGTTCATCACGCTCTCGAACCCGTTCATGAGATTGTCAAGAAAGCCGTCAAGGTGGGGGAGTACGCGGTCTACAATTGACATCAGCCCGTCAGTCAATTTATCAAAGAACGTTGCGATGCGCGGCATTTTGGATTGAATGATTGAGAAGAACTCTTTCGCGCGCGGCACCAGTTTGTCACCGAATGAAGTCGAAATATCGTTCCACTCGTTCTTAATGCGCGCCATTATGCCCGTCGGCGTACTGCTCATAGCCGCTGCCATGCCGGACCAGTTTTCTTCGATTATCGCTGTAATGACGGCGACCTTCTGCATTTCTGTGCCGCTGTCTAATATTTTCTTTTGGGCTTTAGTGACTTCGAAACCTTTTTTGGTCATGGCGTCATATGCGCCGGTAGTCATCTTGGCGAGGTTGGTGGTGTAATCCACGATCTGCTCAGTGCTGAGTTCTACGCCGCCGCTCATACCAGCCGCGTAGTTCGTCACCACATCCATCATCTGCGTGATCGCGTTCGCGTCGCTGAAGAATGTCGCCAGTTCTCCGGCGGCGCCGATCATGGCGGTTTCGCTGTAAAGCGTGGCTTTGCCCAGTTCCTTCGCCTTGTCCTTGATCGACTGTATGCCCGTATCACCTATGCCATAATTCCGGGCGGAAACCTCAAGCGACGTTGCCATGCGGGTATATTCGGTGGACTGCGAAAAAGCGTTTTTTACCGACAACCCGCCCAGCACCGACGACGCAAGCCCCGCCACGCCCACAAGTTTTGTCAGCAGCGATATAGCGGACCTCACGGGCGCGGTGATCTTATCGACCATCATCACGGTAGCCTGCCACGTTTTGGCGGTCAGGTTCTTCAAGCTGCCCCACGCCTGTTTGAGCGCTGGCGAAGCCCTGTCGATAGCGTCAAGGATGATGGATATCTTTTCCTTGAACATGGCGCGGATGGACCTGTTCGACTTCTCCACGCGCTGCGTGAACCTGTCAACGTTTTGTCCCGCCGCATTGAACCCGGATGCGGACTTGCGTCCGGCTTCCGCTGCCGACGCGCCCGTGTTTTTCATCTCATTGCTCAGCCGCACTGCCACGCCGAATGTGCTCTGTATGGTGTCTTCCAATTTCTTAAGCCCAGACATATCCGATTTATTTTCGGCTACGACGGGTATTTCAATCCGAAAAACTTGCTCCATACCGCTCACCTCCTGCGTCGCCTGTTCTCCAACTCCTGCTGCCGCTGCTTCGCGGCGTTAGCCTGCTCAATCTCAGCCTCGATCTGAAGCTCCATGCTTTTTAATAAAAACGTGCGTACCAAGCGCGGCTTACGCATTACCTTATCAGGCGACATGCCCGTGCGCTGGAAAATGTAATGCAGCAGCCTCGCCGTGCCGCCCGCTCTTATGAGTTTTTTATCGCTTCTTCAAACTCAATCTCAGCGTCCTCGTCGAAACCGGATAGTCGTTCTATGCGCCCGACTATGTCCTGTTTCTTTCCGGCATACGGAATTAATTTCTCAATCATGTCAACGCCGGTTACAGCATTGACTGGTTTCCAAAGGTTCTTGTTGTCCCATATTTTTGCCTTATCCTCGTCCACAGTGGCCGTATATATTAAGTCACTGTGGTACATGGCTAAGTCAGTAGTATCAGCAAACCGCATATTGCCCAGCTTACGATTCTTTACATATTTTGTGTTCCGTTCGCGGCAGCGGTCCCATTCCTTTTCGCTCAGCGCGCGAATACGGAAACTAAATTTCGTTCTGCCAAGTAAGACCTCTATAATCTCTGTCCTGTGATCGGCCAATGATTTAGAGGTCAATTCCTTCAAGATATCATGCTCATTGAAATGGAGCAGAGTTTGAGCTTCCTCCTGAGTTAATGGCGCTTCATCCTCATACGCGCCCTCACCGAATATGGTATCTACCTTAGCCATGACAATACCTCCATTTTTGATTTGTGAGTTCCCGAACGCCACAGGGAGCGGCTTTATGCCGCCCCCTTCATTATTGATTCAGTATAAATTTAAACGGCTTCCTGAAGCTTACAGCGACGATTGCAAATCTGGAGACTGGTTGCAGTTAAATGACCAGGCTCTTTTGTACAAGTCGCCGATTGTCATGTTCTGGATATCGATGGTACCATCGGGGACACAGTCGCGGTACGTGACCTCCTCTTTTGCATCCTCATACGGGGAATGCATCACCCCCCGAAAGGCAAATACGGGCATGCGCGAAGTTCGAAGCCCTTCCATTATTCGCTCAAAAAACAGCCCGGATTGCACGACTATCTCTGTGAGATTCAATTTAACATTGTAACTGGTCATGGCAGATCTCTCCATCGCGCTGCCAAGCGGTTGGAAAGTTGAATTTGTCACGTTCGCTTGTGACGAGAAACTCTCCACGGCAACCATCGGATTGCCATCCTGATCGTATAACATCCCATCCTTGCCGGACATGACCTTTCTTACATCCACTACAGGAAATTTATTAAGTTCCAATATTTTCACCTCCCTTAATTCACGTTAATTCGCGCTGTATCTGCATTGATACGTGATATATATCTTTTCGACGCTGTCAAGATCATCCACAGCAACGACGAACCACGCGCTGTCGCCATGAGGCGGACGCGCTGGGTCTTCGGTGACGTTGCAAGCGAGCAGTTTCCCCTCGGCGATCATCGCGCGCCCTACGCCGTTCGCCAAAGCGATAAACGTTGAGCGACCGTTCGAATCGTTGTTCAAATTGCCGCTTATGCCCTCGACGTTCGCGTTGATACGCTCAATGAGTTCGTAGCGGGTACGCGTGCGTCGGATTTTCTTCCAGCCGTCATCTTGATTTTCGGACGGCAATATTAGAGTGTTAACCCCGGACTCGATCCAAACAGTGCCGGAAAGAGATGTAGTCAGCACAATAGCGCCGTGCTGTATGCATTCTTCGATCCGAGTATTGCTGAGTGGCCCCGCAACAGATGTAAGCAACGGCAAAGGTGTATGTGTGGGTGCGATATTGGACGGCAGCGACGAAATAACGCCGGTTACAAGCGCCGCGGCTTTATGCCCGTCTATCAATGTACCGTCAGCCGTATACCCGCCGTTCAACACGTAAATGATGCTCGCCGAATTAAATGCGGCGGCGTTGTCCCTGCGCGTTTCGTAAGACACGGATACAGGCTCGCCCAATACGGCGCAACCGAGCAGCCCCGCGTCATTTACACGCTTTATAAACGCCTTAACCAGCGCATGAACCGCCACATCGTCTGTGTCCACGCATACAAGATTCCAACGTTCCGCTTCCAGCAGGTCAAGCGCGTCGGCGTAATCCTGCGTAGTAATGACAGGCGATGTTCCGGGCGTAGTGAAGGCGGCCTGAGCCACATCCGCCAGCGGCGCGGCAGGAGTGCCGATAACTTCAGCGGTTACCACGTTGTAAGGATTGGCGTTGATAGCTTCCGCAAGCGCGGTTGCCTCGGTGTCGCCTTTCGCGAACTCCACTTTCGTCAAAACGCTGGTGCCGGAATGGATGATGAACTCACGCCTGTTCGCGGG